ACCCGCATTGAAATGATCTTCTACCGCTTCTACCGCCAAATAGGCTGCGCAGAGACTGTGTTTCATTGTGCTCACCAAACCGGCAAAAGAGGTTTGTCGTCAAAATGAGCTGCTGTCAAGCTAGGTCTCAAAAATAATCTAACTTTTTTTGCAACATCTTCCGGGGGATACACACCCCGGAAGATGTTTGTATATGGTCGTATTCTACTATGTCATGCGCGAAAACTCAACGGCTGTCCATAATGGAAACATATCAGTGAACCCAAAATCCGCAGTGATCAGTATTGCATTTCGGGATTTCAGGCTGTTTACCCATTCAGTGACAAGAGAGGTATCGCGAGCGATACGGTCGAAGCTGCGGACAATAACCGTGCATATTTTACCGGCTGATATATCTGCGTCCATTTGGATAAAAGCAGGCCGGTCGAAAGATAAACCATTGTACCCATTATCAAGATACTCCACACAATCCGTGATTCTATGCTTTTCAGCAAATGCCCGGAGGATACTCATCTGGCTATCTATAGCAAATGTGTCATACTGGTTTGAACTCGCCACACGACAGTACAATGCTGTTGGGCAGGTTAGTGTTTTTTGTCCTACATCAAGCATAGTGTCTATCCTTTCCTATAGTAGTGAGCGATTCATCGGATATCCAAATTATTTCAACCTTACCTCCGTTGTGAACCATCACACGTTTTATCAGAGCTTCGGCTACTTCACGGGTAAGCTTGCCGGTCCATTGAACCTCGCTCAAATGGTCCTGCACATATAAATACTGTGAAGTGTTCAACTCAGCCCGACGGCGTTCCAAGTCAAGCAACTCGGCATTATACTCCCAAATGACAGCATCTTCTGAATCGCGCATACGGATATATTCATCTCGCGTCAGCAAATCATCACAATAGTTTTCGTAAAGTGATGATTTTTCGTCTAAAGCAGCTTTGATCCGAATGTTAATCCCACGGATCAACTGCATAATGTCATCTGAATGACTGCTTTGCTTCATGTTTTTTCCAGAAGCATGTACATCCTTGCTATCTGTAAATTTCTGTATCTCAGAAATCAGCGTGTTTTCGATCATGGCTAAATCGACGTCAGAATCCACGCAGTCAGCATTACGGACTGGTTCCTTCCGTTCGCACCTGCACATATTAGTTTTCCAGTCGACCGTTAGCGAGTATCCGCAGCCGCCGCACATCAGTTTCCACGCGAGCGGGCGTCTTGCAACAGTCTTGTGGGGCGTATTGTTTGACGCATTATTGCTTTTCTTTCGTCCATTTATAGAATTGAAAACATCCTCTGCAACAATAGCAGGGATCGCATCAGGGATGTGCGACCATTCTGCCTTCGGGACTTTTTGAGCAACCTTGTCGCCGATAGCCCTGACCCTATACATACCATAGGTCAGAACGCCCGTGTACCGGACATCCTTCAATATAAGCCTGACTTTTTCCGCAGCCCAATGCAGATTATCCGATTTTGCGCTGCTACGCTGACCATATCCGTTGTTTCGCATATGCGCAAGCGGAGAAGGTATGCCTTCCATATTCAATGCATTGGCGATCTTAACAGCACTAAGCCCATCGGTTTTCATAGAGAATATACGCCGGACAACAGCCGCAGCTTCATCATCCACATCCATGCCGATACCGCCGTTGGATTCAGCCTTCTTGTACCCATACGGGAAATGCGCTGGCTTGAATGTGCCTGACTCCAGCTTTGTCCTCATGCCTGTGCGTACTTTCCTTGATAGGTCCTTGCTATAATAGGAGTTGTAAAGGTTCTTGAAACCATTTCCAATGTCACCGGCAAGGCTCCCGTTAACTGCGCTGTCATATCCATCGTTCACGCTTATAAAGCGGACGCCGAGGAATGGGAATATCTGCTCAAGATAGTCCCCTGCCTCGATATAGTCCCTGCTGAATCGCGAGAAATCCTTTACAATGATGCACCCTATCTCACCGCGCTTGGTCATTCCGAGCATTTTTGCGGCAGCAGGGCGTGTAAAATTGACGCCCGTATACCCGTCGTCAATGAACTCGACTGCCTTCATGCAGTTCAAGTCAGGCCGGGACGCGATGTAGTCAGCTATAAGCTTGCGCTGATTCCCTATGCTGTAACTTTCGCCGAACTTCTCGTCCTCCCGCGATATGCGCAAGTATTCTGCGATGACTGAGCCATTACCAAAATCATACTGCATCAATAACACCCTCATTCATATCAACAAACTGTTCCAATGCGGCAAACTCGTCCTGATACTTGTACCTGATTGTCACTTTCTTGCCTTCGTCTATTTCTATGCGCTCCACAAGAGCCTCCAGCATATCCCTCGTCAGTTCCGGCTGGTTATTGAACCATTCGATCACATCGACGTGCTTCTTGCTTTGCCAATAACCTGGCGTGTACTGCTCCATTTCCGTAAGCAGCTCTGCGCATTTTGCTATGCGCGCAAGTTTTTCATCATTGCGCTTTTTTGATACATGCTGGTATTCCTCTTTCGAGAGTAACCCGTCATAATGGTCGGAAAGCAGCCTTCCCTCATTGGCCTCAAGAAATGATATGCGTTTTTGCGATTTGTCGAGTTCGTCATGCAACTCCGCTAAACGCCGGATAACAGGATCAGACAGGCGTATCCGTTCTGCAACGGCAGCTTTGTCCGCGCAGGCTTTCATTTGAGCCAATATGACCTGATGCACAACGGATTTCAGCTCATCAGAGTTGAAGCTCTTGCCCTTGCTGCTTATACCGTGATGCTGGCAGGACAGGCACAAATAATACAACGTCTGCTTTCTGCCCATGCCGGTCAGCGATTTGCGGTTGAACGCGCGACCGCAAACGCCGCAAAAAATGATACCAGCAAAAATGTTTTCGGGAACAGGCAGGCTATCCGCTTTTGGCATCATTTCGCGGTACTGTTTTTGCTTCAGCGCAATTTCTGCCACAGCATCAAAGTCCGCCTGCGAAACTATCGGATCATGCATGTCTTTATTGAAAATCCAGTTCTCTTTAGGCTGTTTTACCCTGACGCCCATTCGGACTGTTTTTTTCTTGCCAAGCTCCAAATGGCCAATATACACTTTATTACTTAGTATTTTGAGGATTACAGAATAATTCCAAAGCGACGGTTCCGCAAATCGCTTGTCATTCCTGTACCCTTTGATATACGCATAGTGCGATGGGGCCGGTACCCCCGCAGCGTCAAGCTTCAAAGCTATTTCCCAAAGTGACGCGCCATCTATCCGAAGTTTGAATATTTCCCGGACGACAGCGGCAGCTTCTTCGTCGATCACCAACTGGCTTTTCTTTTCAGGCAGGCGCGTGTATCCATAGGGCGCTTTAGGCCCTATGAAATCGCCCCTGCTCCTTTTCGCGTCATACGCCGACCGCAGTTTCATTGATATGTCCTTGACATATGCGGCGTTCACTATATTTCTCAATGCTATTGACATCCCGTCGTCCCAGCAGAGCGGGTCGTTGCTGTCATAGCCGTCATTGATGGAGACGAACCGGACGCCGAGGCTTGGGAACACTGTTTCAATGAAATTGCCCGCTTCGATGTAATCCCTGCCGAATCGTGAAAGGTCTTTGACAACGATGCAGTTTACCGTGCCGCGCCTGACGGCATCCATCAGCGCCTCAAAGCCGGGGCGCGCAAAATTCGTGCCAGTCAGCCCATTGTCGGAAAAAACTCTTGAAAGCTTCATGTCCGGCGACCGCTCAATGTGCTGCCTTAGCATGAGTTCCTGATTGATAAGTGAATCCGCCTCACCGCGATCCTCCACTGACAGCCTTCCGTATCCTGCCGCGTTCCATACAGTAGCTCCCGCTATTTCCGCTGTGGTTTCGTATCTGCTCTTTCTAGCCATCTCAGCCTGCACTCCTTTCAAAATAGCGTTCCGGCATTGAGTTCAAGTATGCAGCAGCAGTTTCAAACTCGTCATAATAGCGGAGCTTGATTTCAAGGCGCTTGCCATTATACACTTCGATCCGTTCAATTAGTTCAACGGCGGTGGTTCGGGTCAGCCGCTCCATTTCATGGTGCTTTTTGAAATACTCTATCCACGCTGCTGCTGGATCATCGTCCGATGCTATCCGGCTCAGCTCAGATTCCAGCGCGCCAAGCCCATTATTTGCTTCAGCAAACTGCAAATCGAACGCGGCTTTATACCGCACATAATCTTCCTTTCCCAATACGCCGTCTACATAGTCCTCGTACAGCCGATCCTTTCGGTTGGAGATTTTTTCGATCTCCGCCCGCTTCAAATTGATCTGCTTCTGCAATTTCAAAGATTCGGCGCGGCGCAGCGGCATATCTTCTATGAACGCCATCAGGCGCTCTATTTCAGCGCAGCGGCGTATGTGATGAGCGACTACGCTAAAAGCTGCATCGTATATCGTTTTCTCGCTTATTGTATGGCTATTGCAGCTTTTATCCTTCTTGTAGGTCGAACAAACATAATTTGCGCTGCCCCTTACAGGCTTGCGCACCAAAGGGCGCTTACAGTCGCCGCAGTATAACAAACCTGCGAAGAGATATACCTCTTTCCCTCCGGGACTGATCCGTGTATCCTTCTTGAGTAGTTGGGCCACAAGTTTGAAATCCTCTGGCGAAATAATGGCCTCATGCGCCTTTTCCACCCTGACCCATTCACATTCTGGTTTTATTACACGCTGTTTTACTTTGTAATTCGGCGACGTGGTGATACCCTGTATCAAAGCGCCTGTATAGACCTCGTTTTTCAAGATGCGCCCCACTGCCACAGGCGTCCACTTGGCACGGGTATTTGTATTAAAAACCGTGGCAAACTTTGAGCCGCAGGAGTTTCTATATTCCAGCGGCGACGGTATGCATAAGTTGTTCAGCTTGTCAGCGATGCCCTGCTGGTTCATCCCCGCTATCTTCCATGCATAGATATCGCGAACAACGGGAGCAGCTTCCTCGTCGATTACAAGCTGATTTTTCTGGTCCGGGTCTTTTGCGTAGCCGTATGCTGCAAATGCGCCGATGAACTCGCCGTTTTTTCGCCGCACATCGAATTGGCTCCTGATTTTCTTTGAAATATCGGCGCAATACGCATCGTTAATAAGGTTCTTGAACGGGATTATCAGGTTGTCGTTTTGTGTGTTGTTGCTGAGTGTGTCGTATGAATCATTGATGCTGATAAATCGGACGCCCATGAATGGGAAGAACCTCTCAAGCAATTTGCCTGTCTCTAAATAATTCCTGCCTAGCCTTGAAAGGTCTTTTACGATAACGCAATTGATTTTGCCAGCCTTTATGTCCTCGATCATCTTCTTGAACGAAGGACGCTCAAAATTCACGCCTGAGTAGCCGTCATCTTCGTAACTCTCGGCAAGCTGTATGTCCGGCATGTTCGCTGCATACGAGCGGATGAGCTGTTTCTGGTTACTGATGCTGTCAGATTCCTCTTTGTCGCCATCCTCGCGTGATAGCCGTGAATAATCGCCGGCGATCCAAATTTTACTTTCCGGTAGAATAGCTGGTTTTTGCATGATTACCTCCGATTGTGATTTGACCAAACTGCCAGATGCAACCGGGTTTCATGAAATTTAGTCCTGATAATAGGCTATATCCCTGTCAGCAGTATGTCAAACCTCCCGTCCGCAAAAACAATACATGCTACTGCGCTGTCAATGTTTCAGCATCAAAGCCTCAAGCCTGTCAGTGAGCGCCGGGCCGTCGTCAGAAAAGCTTACTTTTACGATAGTGCCGTCAACAAGAAAGCAGTACGGATTCCTGACCTGCCGTACAAAGTCGATCCTTCGCTCACCGTGCGGCAGCGTTTCGTCTGTCAGAACAGCGTGAAGGTCGATTAAAGTTGCGGGGTCTACCATGCTTATATCTACATTTTTCATTTCCTGCATTGTCATAGGGATACCTCCAAAAAGCACCTTTTCCCAAGTTGGGAAAAGGCTGATAAATACTAATGGAAATCAAGGCGCGTTAGCTATTTCCCCGCTTCAAGCTCTGCGATCCTAATGTTGGCCGCCTCCAGCGCTTCGATTAGTTCCGCGTTCTGCCGGTTGAGGCTCTCGATGATGGAATCTTTGTGGTCTACGGATATCCCATAATTTTCCTTGAGCAGAGCAAGCTCGGACTCGGCTTCGGCGGCGCGGGCGCGCTGCTCCCTCAACTGGCGTTGCAATTCTTCGATTTTCCCCTTCGGCGGCAATGCGTTGAACTCGTTCAGTTTGCGTATGGCTTCTTTTTCCTTTTCGGTAAAATACTTCATCTGCTCTTCTTCCGTCACATCACCGGAGAGGGCTGTCGGTTTCTCAGTCTTGGATTTACTTGAAGTGTCCTCTTGCCGGTTGGATTCAGCCACAGGTTCCATTTGCGCAGAACTTTCCATATCCGGCAAAATTCCAGCTTTTTCTTTAGCCCTGAGTTCTTTATATACACCGGAAATCGAGCGTTCACCTTTATCAAGCTGCTCTATCACATCTGAAGTAGCATTGTTGGCAATATATTTAGCGCGGTCATAAACTGTTTTCCCCATGTTGATTTTTGCGGCGACTATATCTCTTGTCCTGCCGCTCTGACCCTGTGCCACAAATGGCACAGGGTCGGTTACACTGCTTTTCTTGCCCGATAGCATCCGCTCTTTTGCTTTTGCCTTCTCAATATCCTCAATCAGCCGGGCATAATCCATCCTTTCCGAATATGTAAACGATTCGCGCTGTTCATTCTCGCTGATCTCAATCTGGATGACGGCTTCAGCATCAGCAGGTGTGACGACATTGACCTCGATCTCTGTCCAACCGAGCGACTCAGCGGCTTTGACACGCCGCAGCCCGGCGATAAGCCTGAACCCGTTATCGTCATGCTCCATAACTGTGACGGGGTGCAGCAGACCGTTTTTCTCAATATCCGCCGCGAGTTCCGGGATGCGCGTTATTTCCTTGCGGATGCGTTCCTTTATAATTATCGCTTCAATCGCGGCTTTCACATCTACCCCTCCCATTTCAGTCTCTTTCTGGCAAGCCCTTTGTTGTAATACTCAACAAGTATGCGGCAGAACCTTTTTCGTGATACTGCGGAGGAGTTCGACGCCCTGGTGCGCACCGCCTCGGTATAGTCGTAGTAAAACGCCGTAAATTTTTCCTTCAAGCGCTCGGCGAAATCTGCTTTGCCGTATCGGTTTACAAACTCTGCCACGCCTAGCAGACATTCTGAATGCGACGCCCTCGCGATGCCGCCCCATGTACGAGCAATCAGGCAGAGGGTATCGTCAAGTACCTCGTACCCGTATTCGTCCGTTATTGTGAACAGCGCCTGGACTGCCGCAATCTCATAAAAATCCTTCTTCCCGTTCCCGATGCGGAAACCGTTGGACTTTACTATCCTATTGATCCTCACGCACTGCTCGTCGCCTGAAACAAGCCCAGCCTTGAAGAACTCTATCGGCTTGATAAGCCGCCGGTCTTGGTTCTGGCTGCGGAAATAGTCTGCTTCCTGCTCAAAGGTCAGCCCGTTAAGCACCACGCACGGCGCGTGTGTGTATCCGAGCTTGCGTAGCGCCTTTGCCCGATGGCATCCATCGACGACATGGTATTTGCCGTCACGATGGGAAACGGTGAGCGTACCGAGTTTCTTTTCATCGAAATGCCTGACTATGCTTTCAACTTGTGCTGGGTTGGTGGCACGTTGGTAGCCGCTTTCCGGCTCCATATGCACCAATGCGATAATATATATGTTCTGGCTGGTCGTTTTCTTTGTGTCCATAGTATTTTTCCTCCTACAGCATGATTGTTTTTGGTTATTATTAACTCGCTTCTTTACCTATGCCGAGCCTTTTCCCAAGTTGGGAAAAGGTATCGCAGATTTTATTTATGAAGTATTCAAGCCCCTTTTTCAGTATGTAAAACAACCCTACTTCTTCGAGGCTGTTTGTGACGCGGCATTCGGGCAGTGCGCCAAGCAGCCGTTTCCTGTGCGGGCCGCGAGTATTCACCCGGCTGTCAAGTATCGCAACGACTCCTGTGTCGGTAATGGCGCGTATGAGCCTCCCGAAGCCCTGCTTCAGCTTTATGAGCATTTCCGGTATGATGACGAGCCTTTTATACTCGTCCATATCCTTATATAACGACTGCTCATATTTGCTGATGGGGTCAGGCACGGCGAACGGCAACTTAACGATGATGAGCATTGACAGCGCGCCGCCGGGTATGTCTATGCCCTCCCATAATGCTCCGCTGGCGAATAGGACGCCGCCGTTTGATTCTTTGAATTGCTCGATCTCCCTGACACCGCCCTTGTCAAGCCTGAACATCGGGAATGGTATGCCGCGCTTTTGGAGTTTCTCCCATACCATGTCCATCACCTTATAGCTGGTGAATAGTACAGCGGCATGGCCGTGTGACGCGAGGATGAGTTTTTCTATCTCATTGGCGGTGCAGTCGATGTACTCCTTGCTGTGCCTGTCGGGGAACGGCATCGTCTCGCTTATATACAATAAAGCGTTCTCCCGGTAGTTGAACGGCGACTGTTTGCTTGTCTCGGATATGCGGCTGCCGAGCAGGTCGAGCCCTAGCGTCCGCTTTGTGTGCGAGAAGTCGCCGCCTGCCGAGAGGGTCCCTGACGTGAAGATGGTAGGTATGCCTTTGCGCCACTGGTCAGCGTAAAGCCGATTATTGATGTCGTTCGGTATGGCGCACAGGCGCGTTTCGTCTTTTCCTGTTTCGAGCCAGCAGATGAGATCGCCGTGCCTTGATAGCGCGTCGGCTTGTTTGTGGATTTGTTCCAAATTCCAAATGAGTCGGGTTATCCTTTCGCTGCCCTCGCCGGTCGCGTTCTCTATAGGGAGCAGATTTCTTGACTTCTGCCATATCGCGTCCGTCAATGCGGATTTTTCATGTTTGACCGCATGATGTTCAGGCGAGAAGCCCTTTTCCCGCGCTTGACGGTGGTTCTTCTCGATATCCGCTCCCCGCACTATTTCAGGCAGGCTGCATATCGCCTTGTGTATATTAAGAAGCTGTTTGTGCATGGTTTGGCTTTGCGTCTCTAGCGTGTCGTTTTCACCTGCGGTATCGGTGAGTATCTGCCGCAGGTCGATCCGGCCTATATCGGTTCCGTGCTTTTTGCGTACCCATTCGAGCAATTCCGTAGCTTTGACATAAAATGCTTCGTCGCGTAGGGTGAATATCAGCCGCCCGGCGATGTCGCGGATATTCCGCAGGTGTCGGGCTGCGGCTTTGTCTAGTTTTGCGGTAAAGCAGTCAGTTTCATCTTCGCCGTCATCGCTGTCCGCATTAACCAGCAGATTGCGGAACAGCTTAGCGCTTTCATCGGAAAGTTTTTTTGCCGCCAGATGCGCTATTTCGCGAAAACCGCCCCGCATGAACCTCAAACTGTCAACAGCCTCCAGCGTATCTGG